GGACCAACGTAACGGTATCCAACAAGGTATACATTGCTTGCAGTAACTCCAGAAGGAACTACATCCCCATTGAAGTTGAGAACACCTGATGAGTAATCAAAGAACCAGGTGTCATTGGTTCCAGATCCAGCAGCAGACAGTTTAACACCGCCAGAGTTGGGGTCACCTTTATATACTTCTACAATATAATCTGGACCGAAGGCAGTATCAATCCAATCCCCAAGCATATCACTTGAGTTGTCATTATATGTTGAACGGCAGAGGAACGTTCTATTATCCGCAACA